AACTGGGGCACAACAAATACTGCTGGCACATTAGAAAATTATACTTTACTTCAATTTGACAAATCTTCTGCAGCATTTTTTGGATATGATTTATATGACATAAGCAGAAATGGACAAGAGGTAATAAATTATATGGTAGAAACAGGATCTGGTTCATTTGCTCTAAACTTAGAAAGCATGAGCGGAAATAATAATTTGCCAATCCAACAACAAGGGCAAGATCCTGGCATATCTGAAAAAGTAATGCAATCTGACTCAATAACATTCTTCATTGAAAGAAAAGATGGTACAAGCGAAAAAGGGGAAATAAAATGAAAAGCAGCAGTGACATTGAATCACAAGGATTTGTTGACATAACAGTAGAAGATAAGTCAGGAAATAAAAAATCTTGGACTGTTAAAAATACTGTATTACGACTAGGTCGAATAGCATTAGCAAAGACAATTACTAATGAGCTAGGAGATTATACAAATTTTTATGTCATGCGTATGATTTTCGGTACTGGAGGCACAGAAAGCGGGCAAGTAAAACTGGTGAATACTAGCAGAACTGGTCTTTATGGTGCTACAGTTGCAGAAAAATCTGTCATAAGTAATATTGATACTACAAACCCTACTCAAGCTATTTTTACAACTGTTTTATCTTATGCTGATGCAAATGGATATGCCATTAATGAAATGGCTTTGGTTCTTAATAATGGCGACTTATATAGTATGACTACTTTCGCTGATTTGAATAAAACTGATCAAATTCAAATTACTTTTAACTGGAGAATTAATTACATTTAACATAAATATGTTATTATGCCAGATATAAATCAAGTTGTAGTACCACAGTACGAAGGCAATCAGCCTTATCATTATACTTATGACAATTTACCGATTGCCGCTTTAGTTCGTCGTGAAGATATCATTAACTATCAAGTTGATGTAAATAGCGCAGAATTACAAGCTTCATTTGGAACTGCGGGTAGTTTGGCTTTAAGGCTTGCTCAATCTTTGCAAGATAATGGTAATCTCAAAGCGTCTGGTGTTGATGCGGCTTTACATAATATTGGAGCGCACCAAGATAGCACTTATGAAGTTACTGAAGAATTTCTAGCAACGCTGCAAGGACTTGGTTTTCCAGATTTAGTTAATCCAGTTCCTTTCGTTAGAATGCTTCAAGCAGAAAGAGATAAATTAACTCTTATAGCAAATGAAGCAAAAAACTTTAGTGTAGGATTTACAACTCCTTCTGGCATCGATTACATAGATAATGGAATTTTAACTTTTGAAGATTCAACAACTATAACTTGGACAGTAGCAAATAATCAAACTGTAAAAGCAGAAGTAACATCTAGTTTATCAAATCCTCATGAGCACTATGATGGAATAACGCCAATTAGTCGAGACCTAAGTCCGAACTATCTTGACTATTTGACTAATATTAGTTCCCCATTTAGAGAAGGCTCTCTTAAGGTATTCATAAATGGAACTAGAATTTTTAATGATTCAGAAGTTTATTATCCGAGTTTTAGTGATAACCCAACTTGGAAACTTAATAAATTTACGGAATATCCAAATGGTTTAGGATTTGCGCTATTGAATGCAGTCACCGCTGATGACATAATTAAGATCGATTTCGAAGTCACATTGGTATGAATCATGTATTATGCAGCAAAAGATATCAACATGGAAGTTGTTCTTCTTTGCCTTGATGGTTCGCCTAAAAATATAGATCGCACGGTTAAAAGTTTTGTAAATTTTAATAACAAGTATGAGTTTTTTGTGGTCATTCCGCAAAATTCATCGTTATCAGAATTTTATTATCCAACATATAAGTCAAATAACTGCATAACATGTATGATTAACGAATCTTTTAATAAAGCAAAAGCAGAATGGTTGTATTTTATATTTTCAGGGACTTCTATAAAGAAAAATATAGATACAAAATTATCAAGATATATCAATAATTTTTCAGATGTAATTTTTCCTGTTGTTGATAGAGTTTGGAATTTTGTTGATGGGTCTGTGAATGGTCTTTTATTGAATAAAAACTTCTTTAATACAGTAGGCAATTTCTTGACAGGAAATGATTTGAAATTAACTAAATTAGAATGGGCTGATAGAGCGATTACGAAAGGAGCAAAGTTTAAAGCAATAGTACAGGCTTTAGACGTATGAAATGAGCGAAATAGTAGAAAAAATAAAAGAAGTAGTAAGCAAACATAAAGTTTCATCTAAGCATTCTGATTTTCAGATAGAAAATTTCATGATTGGCAAGGAATACACTAAACAATCTAAAATTTGGCAATGTATTAGAGAACTACAAAATAGATATGAGTCTCTTCAGAACCTAGAACTTGAATTAGAACAAGCAAAAGATAATATTGAGTTGCAAAAATTAAAAATTCAAAAGACAAAATTAAGACTTCCAAAATCAAACGTACTTGAAATTAAATTTATTGAAGCAAAAGAAATAGAAATAGTAGTTAGAAAAAAAGAAAGATTGTTAAAAACATTAGAGAATACTCTTTCAAAACTTAATGAAAAAAAAGAAGTTATACTTGCAGAATCAAATAAAATACTCGAAATTTTTAACAATTTGACAAAAGATTATGAAGTATTAGATTGGGATAATCAAACAGCGCAAAATGAGTATTGGAATACAAAGTTCAAATACGAACTAAATGTATATACTTTGCTTGGACATCCAATAAATCCAGAGTTGGCAAAGTCTATTTTAAGTCTTCCAGATACAGCTCCAATCAAAAATCAATTTGCTTCTGCATTAATAGAGAATCAAAAAAAGCTAACAGAAAAGAATAAGTAGTATATGGCAATAGAAAAAATAACATCATATGATTCAGGTTATGTAGCTGGTGATTTATCAGTTTACAAAAGCGCTATTGATAATTATGAAACATTGTACGAAGCTAAAAATCTTGCTTCAAGCAAAACATTACAATTCATTTCAGTCAGTGATCAACTTATTGTTGTACCAGATAATGATGCTCTAAAATTTCCAGAGAAAGGAATATTGAGACTTTTTCTGAGAGATAAAATAGGATTAAATTCTGAATTAGTTTATTACAATAAAAGAACAAATAATACTTTTACACAACTAATACGAGGCTTTTGTTCAACAAAACAAAGTGTTTGGCCTGTAGGAACAGCAGTAGAAGCTGGAGTTATGGCTGAGCATCATAACTCAATAAAAGATGCAATTATAAATCTTGAAACATATTTAGGTGTTGAGGAAGCAGTTGGAGAAGATACTTTGACTGGCCTTCTCAAGATTCAAGAATCAAAAATACTTTCCCCTAAAGCATTATTCAGAGCTTTTCCAACTGTTGGCGCTCCACCTCTTACTGTTAACTTCCATACATTTAGTAATTCAAATGCGATTAGATTCTTTTGGGAGTTTGGAGATGGCGGCAGTTCATTTGACAAGAATCCAACTCATACGTATGAAGCTCCAGGCAATTATACTATTACATTTAGAGTAATAACAGCTTTGGGTGCTCAAGGATTTACAACAAAAAAAGAATACATCAGCGTTGCAAATGATTATGCTTTGCCTTTTACATACGCAAGCCCACTTGTAGGTGTTTCAAAAAAAACGGCAGCCAAATCAAACATGGAGCCAACAAATTTTTTGTTTGTTGATCAGACTAGAGCGGAAATTACAAATAGATTGTGGCAATTTGGAGATGGAACGACTTCTTTGATAACAAATCCAAACATACATACAGCACAGCATCAATATGAAAATCCCGGCTCTTATGATGCTTCAGTATTAATTGAACTTGTAGGACAAAGAGTACTAAGAGTATTTTTAACTGAAACTATCATGGTAACATAAAATGATTCCAGAAATAAATTATCCTGTATCTTTAGACAACGACACAAATTTATACTCTGTCAAAGACTCTGTATACCTGAAACTCGCTAGAGACTACATGGCTGGCGATCAAGAAATACAAGTAGAATTTGATCAAGACAAAACAAGTTTATTTCCGCCAAATGGAATCATTACTTTAGTTGAGCAATGTTCAGAACCAGATCTAAGAGCACTATCTTTTTACTATACATCTTTTGCAAACAATATATTTTCTGGATTAACAAAATTAGATGGATTTGTTGATTCTGATAAGCCTAGCATAGTAACGACTGTTGTTATGAATGTTATGGCAGAACATCATAACTCTATTAAAGAATCTATAAAAGCAATTCAACAGTATGCAGGCAAAAGAATTGATGATAGAAAAGCAGCTTGTGTGCCAACACAAGGTACTATTGAAGCTCGAACAAATTGTGCTACCAGATTAGCTTTTGAACCAAAAGCATGGTTTACAGTTGATAAAAGATTAGGACTTGCTCCTCTTACTTGCACTTTTACTAATCAGAGCATTAGACTTGGTGATCAAATACCAAAAAATGAAATTAAGTTTTTTTGGGACTTTGGAGATGCAACTGGTAGCAATATTGTTTATAAAGAATACACAGATGAAGTTCCAGTGCAAGATGTAAATTCTATAATAGAAGATACAGACGGTGGTACTATTGTAAAAACTTACACAACTCCAGGAATATATTCGGTTTCATTGCGTGTTGTTAATGATTTTGGCGAAGATACTTATCTTATTAGAGATCTAATTAATGCTAGATATCCAGCACCAAATGAATCAACATTATCTGTACTAACCACTGGGCTGCAACAACCTATTAATGGAATTTTCAAAAGTCCAGTTGGATTACAAATAGTAATTACTGTAGAAAATAATGGTGAACTTACAGATGAATCTGGCAAAATCCTAGATCCAATAATTACTTATACATGGTTTTTATCTGATGATATAGATCATGCAAATAGCTCTACAACAAGTGCTTTATACAGCGTTGGCGGAGTCTATGACATATCTCTAAGATGTGATACAGAAAACCAATCTTTCAGAATTACAAATTTTGATTCTTATTTTAATATCGTAGAAAGAACAAATATATGGTTGTTTACATTTTTTGGTGATTCTACAAATGTAATTCAAAGTTCAGAAATGGGATTTACTACTGAAGTTTTTAAAACTAAACAGAATTCATTTTGTTCAATAAATGTAAATCCACTTTTCTTAGAAGGGCAATATTTAAATACAGCGCAATTAGTAAGAGAATTTAAACGTAACACTTTTGCAAAATCTATTGGAAACGTTGTGTCAGGACTTAGCGGTTCTTGTCTTTTATATTATGCTACAGGGCGAAACGCTACACAGCCAATATCAATCGAAGAAATAATATCAGTAGAGTATAATGGATACTTAGAAACTTATAACAGTTTTAAAACATTTACAAGACCTTGGAACTGGGTTGCTTTCGATTTCGGGGATCTAAGCTATTTCATGCTTGGCAACCTTACTACAAATCAATCTCCTGGTTTGTCTATTACAAATTGGGAAAGCATACAAATACACAATACTCTTACAAACACTATACTAGCTGCTTCGTTTACTTCTGAAGACTTTTTAGGACAAGCAACTGAATTACAAGAAAACGCTGCTGAATTTAATTCTTCTGGTGAATCAGAATACGGATATTTCTCAACATATAGAACAGCTAATCGAGATCAAACAGCATATATTCTGAAAAATGATTTTGTTGGCGAAAATTTCAGAATAATTCTATTTTACGAATCATTCCAATCACAAGGAAATGATATAGGAGGATTCAAAAAATTAGGAGATATGCTAGGGTCAGTAAAACTAGAAGGCCAATTAGTAAATTTGACCAGCGGTTTATTCTTTTTCAACAATAGCGG